GATGTATGAGCCGACCTTTATATGAAACCCAACATGACCTTAATAACGAATTGGATGTTATTGAGCGTGTTGAGGATTTGTGGAATTGCAAATGCGTTAAGTTGCCAATCAAATACAAACTCGATTTTGCAATCATGCGCGAGAATTTCATTGCGAGCTGGATGGAAATTAAAAGCCCAAAATATTCTATGGCTGATTTTGCTCGGTTTGGTGGATTCTTTATTTCGCTCGAAAAATGGCAATCAGCTCGACAGCTTTATGAAACTACGGGTTTACCCTTCATTATGATTGTCAACGCTACGGACGGGATTTGGTACGCTGTTGTACAAGACTTTGATGATGTGAAAGGTTTTCGATTCCGGGGGCGCAAGGACCGGGACGATTGGCAAGACATGGAGCCTTGCGCGGTACTTTGGATTAAAAACTTTCGACAATTAGGGAGATAAAATGAATGTACCTTACAACACCGGTAAAGTAAAAATTGGCCTGAAATATGAGCCAAAGCAAATTTACATTGAGCGCGATATTGACATGATCGCTTGGCAAAAAGTCATGCTTGGCGAAGATAAACCCAGTCCATTTCGTTATTTTTGGTACAAAATAATTTGCTGCGTCGGCGTTACTACTTACTTTTTATATTTATTCAATTCACTTTTTAAGTAACTTGTAAGTATTTTTTCAATGCGTCGTATTTGGCAGATCGGTCCTCAATGCCATTTACGCCGCCATTGATGCGTTTAGTCATAGATTGAAAATCTCCCGCATCAGCATAAGCGTTAAGATTCCGGCTATTCCAAAACCAACCAGCAGACAAAGTAGCGCCAGTAGGAGTTTCGACCATCGTAGGATTGTCGATAGCATTGATGCCAGTAGCAGTCGCAAAGGACGTATAGTTGTCGCGCCCTGTAATTTGGATAAGGCCGCGACCGCGATATTTCCAACCATCTCCCGAAGATTCATCGCCGTTCCCCATTCTGTTTGCATAAACTTTGTTAGCAATGCGCTCCGGCTGCCGAGCAAATTCGTTAGCCAATTCGTCATTGGGAAAGTATTTGCCAAATATAGCTCGCAATGCAGCTGTCGAATAGTTCAAATTTTCAACGGTAAATTTAAACCCACCGGATTCATGGGCGCATTGAGCAATAAAGCCAGCAATGCGTAATGGCGTATTTATTTCGTATTTTTCGCAGGTTTCCTGCAAAGAATCGGTCCAAATACTTGCTGTGACTTCATTACAAATACCGCTTTCAACCAGCAATTCTTTGGTTATCACTTCGCCATCTCCGTACTTGCAAGATTAATACGAGCCTTTACTTGAGATACATCCTTTGGTGAAGTTACAAAACCGACAGCAATATATCCGACAAATTTACCCATTTCAGGTGGAATAGAACCCCTGCACATATATGTCACACCATGTTTTATGGCAAATTCGCCAAGTTTTGATGCTGGAACGAATGGTTCACAGGAAACTTCACCTTGAAACATGGTAATGACGGATTTGTTATGTTCAGGAATGCTAGTAAATAATGCGTTGATTGACCCTTCCAAGGCTTTATCTCTACCCTGATTGCTCAGTACCAACAATGTACTTCGGCTATTTGCCTGAAGGTTTACAGCATTAACTATTACTACATCGGCACTTAGGTCGTACAACAAATTTTTAGATATTGCCTCGATTGCCGGTACTTCTTTCATTTCGGTTTTCTTTGATGCAATCGCACCCAAAATTACTTGCCGGGAATCCCAAGCAAAATAACCAGCAAATGCAATAAATGAAATTAGCACCACCGTAACTAACTTAAACGGGCTGTCAATCCACTTAATTAAATCAACCACTTTATCGGCAAAATCTTGTTTAGGCGGTGGTCGTCTTGTAGTTCGTTTCACCGCCTTTTTAGCAACGGATTTTTTAGCCGTAACCATTATTTTGACGCAACGCCTTTGGATTTATCCAATGATCGTAATCCACCCATGCCAAGCATACCTAAAAGCACTTGCATCGTGAGAGTAGTATCGATCTGAGGAAATGCGCCGGTATAGCCCACTAGCGTTGCTACAAGCCTTGCTATCGGTTCAATGATGGCAACGTATCCCAAACCAAACCCGCAAATCCATCCGCAAAATGGTCGCCATCCTGAAACAAATATCGAGCTGGAAGCGGCTTCCACTTTGTTGATATCCATCTGACCGCTAATCGCAGCCAAATCACCATCTTGCTGCATTTTAAGTAATGCGAGCTGTGCTTGTGCGGCTTGAGCCGGATCAGGGAATATACGCTGTATAAGCGTGTTTCCAATGTTCAATAGGGCGCTAATTGGGTCCATTACCTGTCCGCTTTGTTGTCTAGCTTATCGTAAACCTTATCCATCAATTGTTCGAGCCTGTCGAATCTTACATTGATGTCGGATTTCAAACTATTTAAATCTACTTTTTTAACGTAGTTTTCTGAAACGTGAAGTTCAAGACCATTTACATCACGTTTTAATTCGTTGACAGCTTCCCATAGTTGGCGAGCAAACCATCCGATGACTGATAGCGCCGCAGCGCCGACAAAGTTAATGACTTGCTGCCAATCCATGTTGATTTCCTTATTGAGCTGCTGGTGCTGCTGATGACTCAGCTGCTTTTTCAGTTGCTGCTTTAGCGGCTGCAATTGCGTCCATTTGTGGGCCGACTACTTCACGAAATGGATTTGCAAGACCGGCTACTTCTGCAAAAGGGCGGCTGGCAATGTAATTCCAAATGGAGTTTGCAAGGTCAGCACTAATAGTGATTGGTTCCATGATTGTCCTCAAAGTTAACGGGAAGTCCCCGGTAAATTATAGTCACAAATTGTTGGCGTAGAAACCAGTTTTTCCCGTACTTGGAAACGAATAATTCCAGCCCGGTGCAATATTTCCCGATACCCAATTAAAGTTGTCTTGTGCAATCGCAATAAATGTACTCGAACCAGTTCCTTTGTCCAATACCCGATTGCCTGACAAATACGCACGATTGCCCGAAAGGATATTAATGATCGGGTTTTTGTATGTAATGTTCGGTTGCGTTTGCATCACATTGTTTGTGCAATGGATGTTATTTGGATTCGAGCTGGCTGCGACACCGATCAATTGAAAGTTTGCTGATTGCGCCTCAAATCGACAATTATTGACTTGAATCGAATCAATTGCCATATTGCCGCCAACCGATATTTGCGTCCCATTATTGAAATTGAAGTATGAGTTATCAATTTGCAATGATCCGCCGGTCATGTTTTCCAGCAGCATAAATGGTTGAGATTGTGCGCTTGCAAAATAACAATTAGAAAACTGAAGAAATCCACCCGTTTGCAATACGCCTTGCAAAGGATTGCCGCCTTCCATCGTGATGTATGAATTGACGGCCTGAAGCGATCCAGCTGACATTTGAATACCATTGAATGTATCAAAGCCTGAATTGCTCATGTATATCCAAGGTGCGCCAGTAGCCCCTTCATAGATATTCATGCCAAGGTTGGAAATGTTCAAAAATTCGTCGATAAATAATCCATCGACCCGACCTATATCTAGCGCTTTCGTACCCTGCGAATAAAAAATGCTCGCCTGATTCGATGTCATATCAAAATTCCAAAAATGGAATTGATTGAGTCGAACCGTATCCATCGAGCCGTCAATTTGAATGCCCGTTTGATACGCTGACATTTCTAATAAATTAATAAATGCGCCGCCGCAATTGCCACGCATATCAATGCCATTCGTCGCATTGGTAATTTTCATGTTGGTAATAGTAAAACGTGCGGTATTTTGAGCGTAAATCGCCACTGGATAGTTAATCAGGTTTGTTCTGACATTGGTGTCAGGCTGACTAAAATAAATACCAAAGTTTTGCAGCTGTGGGCCTTCCTCGCCGCTTGCAAAAATAATTACACCTTGTGAATGAACAAAACCCGAACCTACATTGATTTGAGTAGCTGCACGACCATTACCTGATAGTATTTGCCCGGCATGATTGATAGTTAACGCGTTACTAATATTAAATTCACCAACATCAAGGCAAACATGATCGCCCGAATTTAACGCTGTTTGTATTGATGCCGTATCATCGCCGCCCGATGGGGATATATTTATCACGATATTATTGCCGTTGAAGTTTCACGATCAATGGTCATTGTCCCTTCGCATAGCATATTCCAATCTTCGCCGTCGCGCTCGGATACACAAGGTACATTCACCTGGAAATTTTTAAATAGATATTCTTTACCATCCTCAAATACTCGCCAAACATGATCTACCGTACCGCGACCCGGTTGACCGCGAGATTTGTTGAATCTAATTTGGTATTTCATATCACTTCAGCAGCCGTTGATTCTTTTCCAAAGTTGGGATTTGGAATGACATTTAGATTAAAGTGAATAAAATTAAATGGTTTGAGCGATTCATTTCTAGTAAAAGAATGCGGCAACCATGAATTTGCAAAGAAAAACATTCCTTCTTGCGGAGCAAAATTAATCATTGTGCTGGCAGGAGTTGCGTTTTCAATGTTGCTCTCAGTCAAATTAATTTGTACTTTCCCCGGTCTTGGATCGTGAATAACAATTTTTGGACTATTTTGCGGACAATCTAAAAAGTAAAACCCTACCAATTGAACGCCGTTATTGTGAACGTGCTGTTCCATTTGTGAGTATTTATTGTATCGTTGACCCCACATGGATTCATAAGCAACCCACTTATCCTCCATTTTGTAGCCCTGAGAATCCAAAATATTCCACCCCGTCGCAGTGGCATATTTTAAAAAATCAATAATGGATTCTTCATTGGTTAGATCATCGGTCATTATTGGATGATCTGTTTTTTTACTTTTTTTTATTTTTGAAAGGTGTGCTTTAAATACAGTTTTTACACCGTCTAAAAATTCCGGTTTTTCAATTGTGTAAATTAATGTTGGAAAGTAATTTGCAACCGATAATTGATTACTAAGTGGATTGTCCATTATTTGTCGTCACAAGTGGTGTCGGGATAATCCATGATAAAGATGGTTCATCCCAAACGTACAATTTCGGAGGGGTCCCGGTCCCCGAATCTGCCGGTAATGCTACTGGTGTAGTCCAAGTCCAATTTGGAGATGAAATCTTCCAGCTTGGATAGGGCTGTGGTGGATAGAATACATCATTTACTTGATCGTATGTAAATCCAATACCAGCATAATTAGCTCGCAAAACAACACCACCATCGGGCGTATTGCTGTCAGCAGCATAGTGAATGCCACCACGAGTGTTATAGCTAGTCTTAATCCATGCTGAAGGATTTCCCCACAATCCAGTATCGATTTGATCTTGTTCGATAACAATGACGTTTTCGACAATACCTTTTCCATCGACAATATTTGGAACGAATGCAAAGTGACTCATGCTGTATAACTCCCTGATGAAGTAAATTTCAATATCGTATTTGAACCGCTGGTTGTAACCGTCGGTGAACCTGTCGTTGTGCCAGTATATTTTGCCGTAGGAATAGACATAATAAACACACCCGATCCACCAGCTGCGCCGCCACTAGAACCACCACCACCTCCGCCGCCGCCAGTGTTAGCTGTACCAGCCGTACCAGCACCGCCCGATGATCCTCCCGTACCGCCGCCGCCTGACCCACCAGTACCACCTGCTCCTGATTGAGTTCCGCCGCCACCACCTCCGGCGTATGTAACGCATGACCCGGTGATATTTGATGTTGCGCCCGATCCACCATTGCCGGGATAACTACCCAAAGCATTGCCAGCACTACCAGCGCCACCACCACCACCTGAACGATAGGTATAAGGATAACCTGCACCGTCGCCATAACCACCATCATTACCTTGGAAGGCAGTACCACGCGCACCTTTTTGTGGGTTACAAGCGTAACCACCTGAATAAGCTCCGCCGCCTGATCCACCAATACCGGCTAAATAACTTGAGCCTGTTCCACCACCAGCACCCCCACCCAAAGCAGTAACGCCAAAAGCTGTGGAATTTGAACCGTTAGAGCTTGCCGAGCCACCTGCGCCAATAGTAATTGTATAAGTTGTACCCGAAGCCAAACCAATTTTCATTGGTATAAAGCCACCAGCACCACCGCCACCACCACTCACGCCGGAAGTAAAACTACCTCCCCCCCCACCTGCAATAAGTAATGCTGTGCCGGTATAGGATGGGGTAAATGGCGTTAATGTACCTGATGATGAAAATAAATGACCAGTGTTGCCGCTAATGCAAAGGACCACACCACCTGAATATTTTTGAGCGCCACAGTAAGAAATAATGGCAACGCCAGCTCCACCAGCAGATGCGCCAGTACCATAAGTACTACCAGCCCCACCGCCGCCACCGCCACCAAGATTAGGCACACCAGCGACCGAATGAATCCAATCTGTACCACCTGAACCACCGCCTCCATTTCCTCCAGCTGACGGGGTAGTCAAGTTTGATTCTGTGCCGCCGCCACCACCACCGGCGAAATACGTTGATGTTCCTGTAATAGAGCTTGCATAGCCAACACCACCAGCACCACCTACGCCCGTACAAGGAGCTGCTCTTGAGCCAGCACCACCAGCTCCGCCGCCGCCACCACCGGGATAAGTATATGGATAACCTGCGCCATCACCTCCGCCACCCGCATAGCCTTGACCCGATGTACCAGCACCACCTGTCGTTACCGTACTATATGAGCCACCACCTGAACCGCCTGTGCCGCCTGTGCTATTACCAGCATAACCACCACGACCGCCGCCAGTTGCAGTAATGCCGCCTAATACGGAATTAGAACCTTGAGTATTTGTAGCGCCACCAGCGCCGATCGTGACTGTCGTGGCACAAGTGTTAGATATTGCGGTATTACCAAATAAAAGACCACCAGCACCGCCACCGCCACCGGGGACGTTACAAAAGAATCCACCGCCACCGCCTCCGGCAACAACTAAATATGTTGCAGAATAAGTAACTGGTTTACCGGAACCAGCGAGGAGCATCTGAATAATACTCACGATACATTTCCGCTAATTACGCAAAGTGTTGATGTAATAAATAAAATAGTAGCTACACCGTATGTTGCAAGAGATACGGATGTTTTGTTTGTTCCGCTACCTGCAATGTACGCATTTGATGTTGAGCAAGTTACTGTAATGCTACCGCCTGTTTGATTAAACAGAGAAATAATATCGCCAGTTGAAAACGTCGAATTTGGAATGGTGATTGATCCACCTGAACCAATCAGAATGTATTGACCGACATCAGTAGTAGCCAATGTATAACTTGTGGTCTTGGATGATCCTGATTGTGGTACTGCGCGGATCTTTCCGTAAGCATCAGAAATTGTCGTTCCGTTAAATGTCAGATTTGAGCTAAATGCTGTCGAACCTGAACCGGATTGATACGGTATTTGGTTAGCAGAACCACCAGCAATGTTGGTTGCGGTCGTTGCGTTTGTTGCATTGGTTGCATTTGTTGCGTTTGTAACGGCAGTCGTACCAATAACGCTAACCACTTGAGCAGCAGTTGCAGCAGTAAATGCCGACGTACCATTACCGTAAGCCAAACCTGTCAGTGTAGATACACCCGTTCCGCCATAGGTAACTCCAATTGTTGAACCATTCCAAGTCGAAGTCGTAATAACGCCGCTTGAAGATAAAGTTAACAATGCAGTTGTTCCGACACCACCGTTATAAATTGTTAAACCATCGCCTGTGCCGACGCTAATACGTCCAACGCCCGTTGCGTAATCAACAACAATACCGTCACTATATGAGCCACCATAAGAACCACTTGAATACAAACCGTTACTTGCAACAATGCTGGTTGCGGTAGCTGCGCCCAATGATGGTGTGGTCAATGATGGGCTGGTTGCCAATACAACGCTGCCCGATCCGGTTGTGCTTGCGCTTGATGCCGCCGTTAATTGTCCTTGAGCATTAACTGTCAAACTTGCAAGCGTATAAGAACCAGCGGTGACAGCTGTATTCGAAAGTGCAATTGTTACGCCAGCCGAACCGTTGTAAGACGTACCGGACAAACCTGTACCAATCGTCAAAGTGTTTAAATTCAATCCAAGAGCCACGCCCGAAATAGTCGAATTGGTCAATGCGCTATTTGGGATGTTGCTAAAAGTATTTGACGCACCGGACATTGTTTTATTGGTCAATGTCTGAATCCCGGTCAATGTTGCAACGACAGTCGTATCAATTGCAATCGTGACAGCAGACGCGCCTGTATAACTTGTGCCAGTAAGCCCCGTACCGATTGTTAACGCGTTTGGATTGGCAGCTGTAATCGTGCCTGAACCACCAAGACTAATTGCTGTTCCGTTGACCGTAACTGATGAATTCGCCAATTGAGCATTTGTAATCGTGCCACTGAGCGCAGTCGTAGGAATGGTTGTCGATGCGGTCATAGCGCTTGTGCCATTGCCATAGACATAACCAGTTAAAGTCGTTGCACCCGTACCGCCCGACGCTGCTCCCAAAGTACCGGCAAGCGTTACAGCGCCGGTTGTCGATGTTGATGGGGTTAACCCTGATAACGACGTTTGGAATGATGAAACGCCAGTTCCACCACCATTTGATGCAGCGGTCACTCGGCCTTGAGCGTCAACCGTAATATTCGCGCTGGTATAGCTTCCGGCAGTAACAGTCGTATTGGTCAATGCAATCGTTGTTGCATTTGATCCGTTATACGATGTTCCCGATAATCCTGTGCCAATAGTCAAAGTCGCTAAATTACTTCCAAGCGAAATGCCGGAAATAGTGCTATTTGCCAATTGTGAGTTGGTAATCGTACCTGAAAGAACTGTAGTAGGAATGGTCGTGCTGGCAGTCATTGCGCCAGTTCCATTGCCATACACATAGCCTGTCAGCGTTGTCGCTCCTGTGCCGCCATTTGGTACGCCCAACGTACCAATAATGCTAGACGCATTGGTATATACGTTACGTACTGACGTAAAGAATTGACCGCTTGATGCGCTAGTGACGCAAAATCCAACCCGCACAGCATAATTTGGTGCAGTTGGCTGAGTGGTAATTAAGTTACCGGCAACCGCATAATCCAAATATAGGGTTTGACCAGCTGTAAATCCGGTCGTGTTGTAACCCATAACATCACCAAGAATAACAACATATCCATTTGATGACGCAGAAATATTTTGGTTAGCAACACCGATGACGTTTGAAGTTGTAAGGCTATTTGCTTGAGCAAGCGCAATTGTTGGCAAACCACCGGATTGACCGGTAATGTAAACAGGCTGGCCCAAATTAATTGTTGACCCAGTATTGTTATAAACCTGCAACTGCACTTCTTGACCAATTACAATTTCATTATTTGTTACTCCATTGTAATAAGCCAATCCATCAGCAACACCGTCATACCAAACTTTGCCTTTCAAATAACTTGGCGCGGTTGATTGACTTGTAAATATTTCATCATCTGAAATAGTGGGTTGACTTAGTGTCGGAGTTGTCGCACGAACAAATGTACCCGAACCCGTTCCGGTGTATTCCGAGCTGGTCAAATGGTAATACTGATTAGCTGTACCGCCCTGTAAACCCGACAATTGATTGTGTTGAGTAACTAATGGCGTTACCACGTTCGATGCGTATTGAGTGCCGTTATATACAGCCGTAACCGTTGTGTTACCTGTCGATGTTGTAAAACCAATTCCGCCCAACGAATCCGTCGAATTAATCGTAAACGCTGGTTGAGTTGTTTGAACAATATACAAACCATAATTAGGCGTAATGTTTGTAATATTTGGTGAAGTCACCCCAAACAATAAATTCCAAACCGAACCTGATACCGCCGTTTCGTTTGCGTATGTGCTTGGTACAGTAATCGTAACAACAGTATTTGATGACTTAGCGGTAATCTGATACAAGCCTTGCGGTGTTTGAATATACGATGCAAGTGTGTTTGTAGCCGACGCTGTGACGTTTGCAAATGGAGAATCACCCGAAGCCGTAACTGTTCTCGAAGTACCCGTACCCGTTGTCGTCAATGTATTGGGTGACGTATAAATGACTTGATAAGTGTTACGAGTAAACGTAGTCGTTCTACCGCCGCCAACACTATTGACACCGATATAAATATCAAATGTCCATTGTCCAGCATCAATGGTTGTGCGACCCAATGGAGCTGATAACAAACCAATTGCTGCAACCGTATTGCCGTTAGGATTGGATGACGCTGTTTGCGTACCACCAGCTGTTACAGGCGCATTGGCAAGCGTAATAATTGGCAATACGTTATTCGTACCCGTACCAGTAATTAATGGCGTTGCATTCCAAAATGTCGTTCCAGCTCCAACACTACCCGTTTGTGAGCTATTTGCGTTAATCCAGCTAGTACCATTCCATGACAATACTTGACCAGTTGCCGGAGCGCTAATAGCAACATCCGACAAATTTTCCAAAGGTATTGTTCCGCTATTTCCTAAACTTACAGTTACGCCAGCAAAAGTAACCGAGCTATTTGCCAATTGAGCATTAGTGATCGTGCCGGACAAGTTAGTTGTGGGAATGGTCAACGATGCTGTCATCGCTCCTGTACCATTTCCATAGATATAACCTGACAAACTGGTTGCGCCTGTACCGCCGTTTGCGACGGGAAGCGTACCTGTCAAAGCGGTCACAGGAATTGTTGTCGATGCTGTAACATTTCCTGACCCGTTGGCGTACATATAACCAGTCAAACCAGTTACCGCCAAATTGGTTGTTGTCAGATTAGTAAACGATTCAGAAGTTGAACCGGGTACTTTATCCCATGCGCCATTTTGGAAAATAGCCCAATCACCTACATTCCAACCTGAAACACCATTTAATGTCGTATTACCCGCTACTGACACAACGTAATAATAGCCAGCAGTGCCAACCGAAGATGTCAAAGTTGGTACGTTGGTGGACGCATTCCAAGTTCCCTGATAGGCAGGAGCGTTGGTGGCCTGTGTGCTTATTGATGTAATTTGGCCTTGCGAGTTAACCGTAATGACCGGAATTACAGCAGCCGAACCATAAGTTCCCGATGTCACGCCACTGTTTGCAATCGCAATCGTAACTGGTGATGACCCGTTAAAACTTGTACCCGATAAGCCTGTGCCAATTGTTAACGCATTGGTCGTATTGGCGGTGATCGTTGTCGAGCCACCAAGCGATACAGAATTGCCATTAACCGTAACTGACGAATTAACCAATGACGAATTGCCAATATTGCTTAAAGTATTGGATGCGCCACTGATTGTTTTGTTTGTCAGTGTTTGAACACCACTAAGCGTCGCCACTACCGTTGTATCAATCGCAGCAGTAATCGCAGCTGAACCGTTGTAGGATGTGCCGGTTAAGCCATTTCCTAAAGTTAAAGAATAAGGATTAACCGCTGTAACCGTTGTCGAACCACCAAGGCTGACAGAATTGCCGTTAATTGTGATCGAAGAATTGGTTAAACCTGAATTCGGTATGGTTGCGTTGATTTGACTTGGTGCAATGCTAATTGCTACAGCTGACAATGCCGTTAATTGACCTTGTGCATTAACCGTTGCCTCTAACGTGCTGTTAGCTGCGCCATAAGAGCCTGACACAACCGTTGTATTAGCAATTGCAAATGTAATCGGGGTTGAACCATTAAAGCTGCCGCCGGACAAACCTGTTCCAGCCGTTAGCGAATAAGGCACATCAGCAGTTACAGTAATCGATCCACCAAGCGATACCGGATCGCCGTTAATCGTAATGGATGAATACACCAACGCAGCATTTGGAATGCTGGTCAGATTTGCGCCTGAACCATAAAACCCTGAATTAGCAGTAATTGTCGTACCAACAATCGTCGCGGGATTTGTATTGCCGACAGGAGTATTATTTAAGCTATCAAGTGTTAGCGATACACCCTGAATCGTGCCGCCCGTAATAGCGACATTATTTGCATTTTGGGTGGACATCGTACCCAAGCCGCTTACTTGTGTATTGTTAATTGCAATCGATGTCGTCGTTGCTGCTGTGACTTGACCTTGTGCATTGGTAGTCAATACCGCAACCGAGCCAGCTGATCCGTATGTGCCAGCCGTACCGACATTACCTAAAGCAATCGTGACAGCTGCGCTTCCGTTGTAACTGGTCCCGGTTAAACCCGTTCCAATTGTGAGTGCATAAGGATTAACTGCGGTGACTGTCGTGCTACCGCCCAGCGATACGGAATTACCATTGATCGTGATCGAGCTGTAATCAAGCGCAGAATTTGGGATGAAAGTAAGCGTATTTGTCGCGCCGCTGATATTGACACCAGCTAAAGTGGACAAAGAGCCGCCCAATGAAATCGAATTCGATCCTAGTGTAATCGAAGAATTGGCAAGGCTGCTATTAGGAATTGGAGCATTAATTTGACTTGGCGCTATGCTAATCGGCGTATTAGCCGCAGCTGTCAATTGACCTTGAGCATTGACCGTAAACGACGGAACCGAAGCAGCGACACCATAAGAGCCAGCCGATACACCAGTATTCGTAATGCTAAATTGCGTACCAGTTAGGGTTAACCCTGTTCCGGCTGTGTATGTACCTTGACCTGAAAACTGTGACCAAATGATCGGTGTGACATCAATCGTGCCAAGTTCCGAAGTAATCGCTACCCAACCAGTATTCGCATATAACGTGCCGTTTTGCACAAAAGTGGTTGCACCCGGCACTTCATTCCAGCTAATCATGTCAGTCGAACGCGACCATGCCGTCGTTTCAGCGACATAAATGCCGTTATATGCGGGATTGGATTGGTTTTTTACTAGAACCCGATCACCAGCAAGGGTTGTATAACCATCAAGCGTTTGCAAACCTGAAAGCGTAATGTTCGCAGTCGTTGCACATTGGCACTCGTATTTCGATGCCGCAGCTCCACTGACCGAATCGACATATTGCTTGTTTGCTAAATCAAGAGGATGCACCGGCAGCGTCGTAACTGTACCGGTATTGGTCGCCATGTTTGTAAACTGAGCAGAATACAAACCATTTTCAAGGCCGTAGGTTTGAGTAAATATCGCACCTGTACCCGCAGTCATCAAGTTTGCTGCAAAATCATTTGCATTCCATGCTTGAGCTGTCGTTCCCTCTTGTCCTCTAACAATAGTAAAAGTGTCACCATCAACCGCAGTGACGTACACGATTTCGGTTACTAGACTACTAAACGCAGAAATGAAAGTTAAGGCAAATTGTTGCCCTGTTATTGGTTGTGGAAAATATTGACCAGTTCCCGACGCTACCGTAACAGTTGTTGCGGTGCTAGAAATGGGCGCAGCAAGTGTCGTTTGCGCTTGGTTCGCAAATAAGAAAATGGTCATAATCCACCAACCAATTAAAGGATGCTATAGGTATCGTTCGCTGCGCCGGTAAACTGAATATTAGTTACCGGAAAATTAAATACATATACGATTTGTGTCGTTTCGGTATAAGTTGGTGTTACAGCTGGATAAAACGTGACACCGTTATCGAATGACAATTGAATCGCTCGACTACCTGAAGATGAATTCAATACAACGGATGCCGGATATTGAACGCCCGATAACGCGACATTGGCTGTCGTTCCGGTTAGCGTACCAGTAATCGGCGAGCCATAATTGTTTGTAGCCATTATTTAACTCCAAAAGTTAAGTTTTGATACATGGCAATAATGCCACGTTTATCGGTCTTGTTTCCGTACTTCCTGAATTTTGAATCGTAATATTTGTAAATGCGGGATTAGTATTAGTGATAACACCTTGCGAACCACCGGGCCATTCATAAACACCCGTTCCAGCAGCAGGATTAATCATGTCACCCGTCGTAAAGTGACTATGTCCGGGATCGGTTACACCATGATTGTGTGATCCAAATGCACTACTTTGATTGCTACCAAATGTCCTGCCCGGATCGATTCCTGCGCCATCATCCCAACCTCGAATAAATTGACCTAAAAGATTAGGCAAATTAAATGTTGTGAATCCGTCGCCATTGCCAAACGTCGTGCCGATTGCTGCAAATAATGACGCATACGTCGTTCTTGATACTGCTGCACCATTTGCAATCAACCAACCAAAAGGAGCTGTTTGCATCGCAAAATGCAAAACCGCACCCGAAGGAGCTTGAGCAGAGCTATTGGTTGCGGGGTTTTGTAATACATAAGCCGCAAATGATGAGCTATATGTCAAAAGGCATGGATAACCAGCCACAATGTCATTAGGCGAAATCGATAAATTTGCACCTTTTACAATCGGCGCGGCACTCAAAATGGTTGTTGCGCCTGTGATTGGCGAAACAAAAGTTAATTGTAAAGTTGCCGTTGAAGAATTATTTGCCGTAGCATTGATGACAAAATTGAAGTTGTTCGGAATCGATGTCAAATTAGAATAAATCGAAGCCGTCAACGCATTTGCAGTTCCAGCCGATGTTGCATTGGTATAAGTGCCATCCTGAACCTGATCGATTTGAACCAAATCTGACATGGTTCCCGCAGTCGGGAAAGAGCTTGCATAATCACCTGCCAACCATGCTTTAGCAGCTGTGCCTTCCTGACCGCGAACGATTGTCAATGTATCGCCCGATCTAGCTGTGACCCATACGATTTCAGCAATCAAACCTGTCGCCGCATCGTTAAAAGTCATTACAAAGTATTGACCAGCTGAAGGACTAGGAAATAGTGATCCTGTAGTGGGAGCAAGATTGACCGACGTAGATACACTTGTGATCGGTGACGCTATCGTAGTCTTGGCGTTATTGGCAAAAAGTAAAATTGACATCGCAATTCCTTAAACGGTGTAAGTACCCGATCCTGTCCATTTGATAATTGTATTCCCACCTGATGTGGAAACGGTATATGTTCCGGTCACATTTGATGAATATCTTGATGTCGGTACAGAAATAGAAATCATGCCTGAACCTCCGGCTCCAGCTCCGCCATAACCGCCTCCACCGCCTCCACCCGTATTTGCAGTACCAGCCGAGCCAGCGCTAGATGTATTAATTGCGCCATTGCCTCCGCCGTTTTTACCCGCGCCACTTCCACATCCAGCAGTCGTTCTTCCGCCACCACCACCACCCGCTAAAGTAACGGATGATCCACTAATCGAAGTTGATTTTCCAACACCACCGCAACCAGCAGGGTTGTTTCCGTTTGCGCCCGGACTACCAGCTCCGCCGCCGCCACCAGCCGTTGTTCCTACTGTGCCATAGCCATAACCACCCGCATATCCTTGTCCCGAAGTTCCAGCACCTCCAGCCAATGCGCCGCCGCAATTATTTGTAGAGCCACCTCCGCCCGAGCCACCAGCGCCGCCCGTTTGAGCATACAAAGCGCCATAACCGCCACCAACGGAAGAAATTGAAACACCCGTACCAATAATTGATGAAGTACCGCCTTGAGTGTTTGACGATCCACCCGCACCAACCGTAATGGTTAATACTGTGCCGGGAGTAATTGATTGACTACATGAAAGCCAACCTCCCGCGCCGCCGCCACCTGCGCCCGTACCGCCGCCGCCACCACCAGCAATAGATAAATAAGTGACGGTAACTGGCGATGGTGGAGTTACTACACCCCCGGAAAATCCGAAAGCAGAAGATGCAGCCGAGCCAATTTTTGCGATACGCATATTAGAATTTTGTCTGAGAAGCAAAAACACTATATGTTGCAGATGCGGTTTTTATAATCGCAAAAACATACGCATCAACACCCGAAGCATTTCCCGATGATGGCGCTGTACCGCCTTGCCATAATGGTGTAACCGATACGCCGTCAATTGTGACCGCAGAGCAAAAATATGCCGTTGTGCCTTGAGTAACAAGCATAGTTGCAGTAATTGAATCGCCAATTGACATTTGAGCATTCAAGCTCGTACCGCTTGAAAATGCAAAATTAACTGTCCAATTGTTTGCCGCATTGCTCGTGTAATACTGAACCGCACCTGATGCAATATAAAAGTTTTGCGTAGATGATGGAGCCGTCCCAACAACATTTACTGGTTCTGTAATGTTAGGGGTTTTCAACGCAATAGCAGAAGTAGTTCCAACGGCTGAAATGGTCGTAAACGCGCCGGTTGATGGCGTACTTGAACCAATAGCAGGAGGGCTTGCCAAGTAAGCGCTAAATCCCGGTCCACTAACTGTCGATGATGCCGATAAGGTAGTAAACGCACCAGCTGCCGCAGCAGTTGTTCCAATAGCAGGAGGAGAAGCCAAATAATTAGTAAAACCAGCACCACTGACAGTTGATGATGCGCTCAAAGTCGTAAATGCGCCTGAATTAGCAGCAGATGATCCAATTGAAGGAGGGCTTGCAAAATATAAAGAAAATGCCGTTCCGGTGATTGTTCCCGACGCTGACAAATTGGTGAATGCGCCTGTCGATGGGGTAGTTGCTCCAACCGTACCATTTATTGCGCTGCTAGTTAATGTTAAGCCAGCAATCGTTGTTAATGATCCGCCAAGGCTAACTGTGCTTGATCCAAGCGTAATCGGTGTGGCAAAGTTTGAATCAAGCTCATTTAACGGGATTGAACCCGAAGCAGTTGCGAAAGTGTATGGAACGCCACTCATTATTTATTCTCCATCAAGAAACCCACGCAACCGTATTGCCTGAATTATTTTTCCAAAATACTTCTTGGTTCGAATTGTTAACCCAATCAACCGTACCCGTATTGACCGTAAAGGTAAATTGAAAAGGAGTTTGTAAAATTTGTGAATTAATTGCAGATTGCAAAATAGGAACGTATGTCGAAGCGAATTGATTGTAAACAGTAATTGTTACTGCATACGGCGCTGAAAATTGCACACTAATTTGATATGTATTATCAACAATCGGTGATATTCCATTCGTTCCCGTCAAAAATCTGTATATACGATTTTTCAACCATTTAATGTTGAATTGATAACCGTCGCCTTTATAAAAGTTCCATGTAATGCAGCGCTTAAAAAGGTCATCCGATGCCACAATAAATTGTTGTGGTGTACCACTAATTTGACCTATGTTATAGGGTCGTGTGTCATAAGGATCGGTGTTGTAAACACCATCCGTTAACGTAACACTTCCGAAAGGAAAAATAGGACGGGATTGACCATATAGCCCTTGCGCGACCCAATCCAAGGATGGCCCTGATTGTGCCGTATAAATTGGCAAATTTAGGTTATTGAACCAATCTAAATATTGTTGAGCTAAAGTATTGTACGCATTAACAAATGCTTGCAAATCCGAATCATCAGCATATTGCTGATACAAATATGACGGGATGATTTGTGTAAGCATACTATGCCTGTGTCACAGTAACTAAAGCATTGGTTGTTTCAAAGAATGACAAAGGATCGCCATAAATCATTCCTGTACCCGATGCTGGCGAAGTTGTCACACCATTAATTAACACCGTAAATTGCATTTCAGAAATTAATGATGTCGGCAATAAAGATGCAACCGCAGCCTGAAATACAGTTTGCATTTCAAAAATATTGATCGGTTGACCAACGGCAATACTGTTAATGTAAGTAACAATTGCAGGAATTCCTGCCGCTGCTATCGATGTTGGGCTGACATAATTGGTCGAAATCGTATTCCAAACTAAAGCTACTTGAACCGTTTGTGCAAACGGATTAATAAATGTTATCGAGTAAGTATCAGGATAATCATTAATTGATACTGTAATGTTGTGTAAGTTTGGAGTGATTACACCATTGCCCGTATAGCTACCAGCTCCCACTGTGTCGAAATCGGTATATCCCAAAACTGTGTCCGCACCGGGATTGGTTGCTAATGGATAAGTGAAGGTCGTCGCGCCTGTTTGTGTGAAAACAAACGTGCCGTTATATGCGCTTGGAGTACAGCCATAAATAGTGCCAGTATGCGTACCCGATGGCATTCCATGCGGATTTGCGGTTGTGACCGTCACAGTGCCGCCTGACCAAACAATCGAAGAAATAGATACAGCCAAACTAAAAGTTTTTTCTGTTAATACCACCGCAATAAAAGGAATACCATTAATACCGGACATTCCCGTTGCGCCGGTAAATTCAACAACCTGCCCGGTTGTGTAACCATGATTAATATTCGTTGTTACTACTGCTGGATAAGCATTTGTAATGCTATTAGCTATCATTGTCGAACCGACAACATTTGAAATATCAAATAATCCGGTGAAAATTGCATTTGCTATTTCGTAAGGATCGCCGCCGCCAACAATAATTTGCCAATTCGTACCTGATTGTTGAACCGAAATCAGATTTGATTGAACGCCCGATACATTTTGCAATTGAGTTTTTAGGAATGTTGGCATTCCTTGAGCAACCGCAAGCCCTGCCTGAATAACTTGAGCTTGATAGTTTTCTAATGGCTGCGAAGTTTGACCCGGAATACCAGCGACCAAGTTAGTGCAGCTCAAGGTTACACCCGTTGGTACGGATGTGACTAATTGTGTCACTGTGCCTACTGGAACAGCCCAAGAGCCTTGCGATGTCGCCAAACAATAAAGTGATGCACTTTGCCCACCAGTTGCTACGATTCCACCATCTTGCACAGTGTATTGATAATTTCCGTCACTGACCGTAAATCCGACAGGGATGACAAATCCGGGTGAACCTGTAAATGTTACATAAACCGAAGTATTCGATCCAATTCCTTGTTGAACACCATATATTTGACCCAATTGGTTCAAAATAAAAGAATTGGCAGAATACGGGGTAATACTGTTAAAAAGCTCTACTCTCGCTGAATCAATGAGCGCCAATGCGCCTACATCAGTTGAGCTAATATCTTCAATCAATGAGCCGGGTAAATTAGCGGTGTAGTCAGGATTGCTGGCGGCAACCAAAGCAATAAGTTCTTGTTGCAGCGTTGTTGGAGAAGTCGGCTGCAATCCCGTCGAATTAACGTCAGTTGTAATAGCCATTTATACCGCCACCTGTTGTTGAATTTTAGTGCCTTGAGTGGTAATGATATTAACATCGTAAGTCGGAGTTGTTGACTGTTCTTTTGTAATTTGCAAACTAGCAAAGAATGGAGCAAATTGCTGCTGCGTTGTCATTACATAAAAATCAGGAAACACTTGCTGAATGACCGCACGTTGTGCCGGGATTCCATAATTTGCATAAAACGGTGATTCACCAAGACTTAATTTTAAACATTGGATCAAAGTTGTGGCATATCCATATTCAAAATTACCGTTTGCATCAGATTGGATTTCTACCCAAGTTTGAGTACCATCTTTTGCAGTCACCCTTCCGTAAGTTCTCATACATTAATCCTTAAAGTGGTGAAGTCGTATCGACCGTTGATCCACCAGTTTGTACATTTGGAACCGCATGAGTATGCGTCGCCAAACTCTTTCCTTCGGCTGTAACATCATTGATGACGTTAATCGGTCCAATAAAGTTAGCCGTCGTGCCATGACCGCCATAATTAGTTTGACTAATCGTACCGTTGAGTTGAATTGCGCCATTGAGAGAAATTGAGCTGGCAGTTATGTTTACCGATGATTCGTCAATAGATATATTAGTATCGCCTCTGACAATATTGATCCCGGTAGGGGTCAGAGTAATTACAGTATCGCTATTGGTATCGCGCAAAACAACACCATTTGGACCGTAAATCGTTACGGCCTGAGAATCTACTTCACTCCAGTTTTTGTTTCCAATCGGGAAAAAAACTAAAGATGTTAAATTGCCCGGATCGCTGAAATCAGCTTTACCCGTTCCCAATCCTGACACGCCGCGCAAACTTACACTGGCAGCAAAACAAACACCCAAATCGCCCACTTGTATTGGATACCGAATGTATTCAGGCCCAAATAATGGGACGGTAACTTGTGGCAACGTAATAGTGGACGGAGTAATCAAATCAAAAGCTACGGTCACAATCGGGCCGTTCACCTCGACAACGTGACAAGGCCATGATTGACCAGCTGCTTGCAATGCGTCATAAATCTTTCGATCTGTGAAAGTATTGATTGACTGTGCAAACGGGATTTTTTGGTCAATATTATCCATTGTTACGCCGTTGGTAATGTATAAGCCTGAACAACCGTCACCCAGCTATTTGCATCGGCTTGCCTAAACAAACCAATATGACGCACCATTTGAATATTAAATACGCCTTGAAAATCTGACACATTTTTATACTGCGATTGTGACTGAGCTGTAGTTAATATCAAACCCAATATTGATGACAATTCAGGCATTTTGATTTGACCGCCTACTTTCAAGTCATATCGCATAACCGTTTTAAATGTAAGCGTTTGCGGTCCGATCCAAGTCGGTTGACCAATTAAATCAGTAAATTCTATTTGAATCGGTTCAGCAGTAGCCGGTACGGTGTAATCAAAAACATTGATGACATTGTTTTCATACGAAACTTGAATGCCGGGATAATTTGGACTATTTATGATGCTAATACTTCGAGTATTTAAAAACTTTGCGAAATCAGTCAAAGTAAAATTTTGGCCAGCAATTTTTTCCGGTGCGACTAATTTGTCACTAATGTTGATATTTATTTCCGAAACATTTGGGAAAACAGTTTGTAACGTAGTTTTGATTGCGTCCGATAGCGGGGCATTAGTAGCACAAGTAAAACTAAAATTAAACGGGTTTTGTCTGCTGCCAGCTGGTTGCAGCATGATGAAATCAAGCGTTTGTGATGTTCCCTGCCAGTTACCAAAGGCTTGTTGAATTCTTGATTTCATCAAGATTCCGTATTGGCTTGGTACTGCCAAAGGCAATCCCTTCGCCATGCCGCCCGAAATCTCAATATTGCAATACGTTTTTCCATCAGGGCTTGGATTGAAGTTTGCCGCCTGTGCCATTAAAGGCAATCCAACCCCATAAACACGCAAAAATGCACCGCCCAACGGTGAGTTATAAACAGAAATGGGCAAATCCCATTCGACGTTTAACGCTCCGGGAATTGTCAATAAACCAGCAGCGTCGGCTGTGCTGGTGAATGTTCCATTGAAAAGAATCCCGCCATTGAATCCACTTATTTGCTTTGGATTGCCATCTTGGTCGGTAATTTTGATTTCATAACGACGCATCAAATCACCTGAAATTGTTGTGTCGGTGCGCGATAAACCAGCTGCGTCGTAAAGTAACCAGCAGTCAATGAAATGTTGTAATTCAATGGCGAACCAATCAAAGGTAACGCCACAATCAGTTTGTTATTCAAATTGTAAATATTGACGTAATAACGCTCGCCGTAAATGTTCCAATTAATAATCACGTTGTAAACCGCACCGTCAAATGTCGCTTGAAAAAGAAAATTTGAATTATTTTTTGGTGTAAATTGAATTACATTACTTTTTACGGCTGTCGAGCTTTGATTAGTGCTGTAACTTGATGCTGCACCTTGAGTATTGACCAACCCACCCAAAAGCGGTGTAGTAACCGAGTTTGGGTTATTAATCGTACTGCTAAGACTACTCCATAAGTCGCTCATACGGGTGTCCCATTATTAAATGCCGACATCAAAGCACCTAGTGTGTTTTGCGGTCCTTGTGATACCAAAGGCTGTATGAAATCAAATTGCCAAGCATTTTGCGGCTGCTGACTGTCAGGGCGGGATACATCGATCAGGTTTGCCAAAATACAATTTAAGTAAACGTAAGATGGTGTCGCAACAATATATGTGCCGCCAGCTTGATTATGCAAATCAAGAGCATATTTCAATGCCGTAAATGTAATCATCTTTGACACATAGCCGCCATTTGTATTGGCAGGGCAATTCATCAACATTGAAATTTTTAACGGTTTAGCGATGATTGCGTTAGCAGCGTATTGTTGATTTGCAAATGGATAAGTTGCAATTTCGTTTTCTACCAATGAGCCGCCGGGCAATGGCCTGAAATGACCAAAAAAATCATTTAGGTTTAATGGATTATTTCCATTCAACAAAGAAAAACCAAAATTAGCAGCTTCCGTAATTGCAATAATTGGCAATAAGCTGCCGGGTATATCGGTAGCAATTCCACCCGACAATATGATTGGTGATATTTCATATCCAAGCTGATATACGGCTTGTCCGATATTTGTAGCCATTAAACAACCCCTAAACCTGTATAGTACCCACCAGCAGACAACATATTAATTGTCGTGTCTTGTCCGGGTATCTTAGTCGTTGTGACATTCAAAGCGATTGGCGTTGGATTCCAATTAAGCATTCCTGTTTTTTGCGGTGCAGCAGATGATCCCGAAGGTGCAGGTGAACCTTTAGTATTACTTTGCAAATATTTTTGAATTTCTTCAGAAGATGCAGGTGAACCTTTAGTATTACTTTGCAAATATTTTTGAATTTCTTCAGAAGATGCGCTTGGTCCACCTTTTTCCAACCATGCCATTGCAGCCATAATGTCGGACAAGGTTTTAGGATCAGACATATCAATTTGCTGATTTCTGCCAATACCTGTTTTTTTAGAAATAAAATTTATGTACGCTTCAGTATTATTTTCATTAGGAGGCGCCCATGTTTTAATAATTTCTTCAACTGTTTGCAGTTTTTTATATCCAGCAGCAGCCGACGTACCAGCGCCGTAGCTTTTTAATTGATTTGCCATCGCGAGGAAACCTTCTTGCTGTGTAGCAAATTTAGCAAATCCTTCTTCACCTTTTACCGCGCCGGGTTGACCAACAAATCTTAAATTTCCGGGATTGTTATTTCTTTCGGCTAGTGTTGCCGCAGTACTTTGATTTCCCGAAGGATTCCAAAAATATCTAAGCCAGCTACCGGACTGATCTTTTTGTTTCTTTTTCAATAATTCAAGTTGATCCGATTCTCCGCCGGGTTTGTAATATTCTCGATTTTCTTCCGTTGTTGATTTGCTTGGCATAAATTTGCCCACAAATTCTAAAAATCCTTGCATCGTTTCAGCCATAGCCGAAACATTTTCAATAAATTTATCAATTTCTTTTTTGATTTGGTCGCCGCCTAAATATTCAGCGAATTCTTCAATTTTTTGACCAAAAACATTGATCCATTTTGGTAAATCAGGATTTTTCAAAAATGACGCAACAAGATCAGAAAAACTATCAGCTAAATGCCCTAGTGGTTCAGCCAGTGGGGCTAATCCATCAATAAACGTGGTTTTGATTTTTTCTCCAGCTTCATTAATGGTTACGCTAAATTCTTGCCATTTTTTTAATGTTGCATCGACAACATCAAAAGATTTCAAATCTCGCTGATATTTTTCTTCAGCGTCTTTTTGCTCTTTTTCCGAAATCTGAGCCATGCGTCGAGCCGTTTCGACGGTAATTCCCAATACATCCAAGCCTTGTGCTTGCAATCGTTGCTGTGCAGTAGCAGCTGGTCCTTGCTTATAAACTTCACCCGCGCGACGCAATAGTTGGGGCAATAGTTCAGCTGCGCTTTGATTCGGATTCAACCGATTTGCACCAAATGCCCATTGTTTTGTAACGTCGGTTTGAGCAGCTGACAATGATCCGAGCAAAGGATCAACATCGGCATAACGACCATAACCGACGCGAGCTGCGCGAAGTTCTGCGGACGATACGCCTAAACCTTGTGACTGGCGGCGCAAATCGCCAATATTAGCCGCGAACGATGTTAGGCCAAACAAACCTCCCGCCCCACCCAATAAACCCGCAGCAAGGCCGATTCCTGACCAACGCAGAAGGTTTAAAGTGGTTGACGCTACACTTTTACCAATGTTGGCAGTTGTTTTGCCAATACTCTCAAATGTGCGCTGAGTATCTTTGGCAATTTTGTTGATTTTTGATTGTTCGGCTGCGACCTTGGTTTGCGCTGCGTAGATGTTATTCATCGCCGTTGCAGCTTGCATCAAGTTTTTAATGGCAGCGTCAAAACCTTTTGCGCTTTGTTGGGTTGCCGAACCAACCTTACCCCACTGGCCCGGCATCTTCCCAAGTTGTGACTGATATTTCTGAAAGAGCGCCGCAAATTCTTTAAATGCTTCGTCGTGGACTTCAATATCAATGACCGATTTTGTTGCCATATATTGCTCTTAATAAATGTCTTTGACGAAATTCGTGTGCGCTTGACTTGAATTCTATATCAACATCCTCAAAAAACCTCGAAAAACCTTCCCCCGAAATATAGTCTAAACAGGCAGCGACGATGTGATCTCCGTCGCGCCAGTATTCTCTACCTCTGTCGATATCTTCAAGGAGTTGATGTATTCCGTAGAATCCAATGATGTTGTGTGCGAACCCCATAATCCGTTGACTGTATCCATGATCCCCTGCACTTGTGCCTTTTTGTTCATCATGGACACGCAAGTAAAAAAAATCAATTCCCCCTGTATTTCAGCGACGGTTTCCTTATCCAATACTTCTTTGTCAATAGCGACCTGAAGCGGGATACTTTGCCATCCCTTTTTACCGGGCATGAATACATTCGATAATCGAATTATTTCATTTACTAAACCATTACCAACGCCGCCCGGACCCGTCCACAAACCCATATCTTCGGCTGTTTGCTTTAGCATCAGGTATGCAATTCTAGGCCCAGCAATCGCCCCCAATCCCTGAGAAAAGATTCCGGCAAATGTCTTGGAAATAACCAAGAAATATTGCTCAAAAACCTCCCGAGAGATCGGGGTGCTGTGAACGTATATTTGTCCTTTTTCCGATTCAACCGGAATTACCAAGTTCAAAGCTCGATTGATTTTCACTTTTTCCGTCCTAAAAAGTTAACTTACGAAATTAAATCCCATAGTGAGCTGTTGACGTTGTAGATACCAGCCAAGGTAACGACAAAGCCGGGCTGAACACCATCAAATGTTACATCCCGAACCCCCTTCAGAATGCAATTGACGAGTGCATAATCACTCAGTGCTGCCGAGTCAGTAATAATCGAAATGTCACCAACATTGACGTTGGTTTCAATTTGAGTCTTATAGACATCAGCAAGGCTTTGCGATTTCAGCAAATGTAGCGTCACCGTCGCCATTTGATATGGTTCGGGTGAGGTTACACCACCAGTTAGCGTCGGAATTAACAAACCAGCATCGCCATCAAATGCAATGCTGATTGCTTCCTTCGCCAAATAGGGCGCAGTAATGTTTAACGTAGCATTGCTCGCATAGACTACCGAACCGCGTAGCCTATTAAGAGTGCCTTGGTTAATAAGTGGATTTCCAGCCATGATCTATTTTCCTTTAAGCGAGAGCGAATGAGCTGACATTCACGTTGAAAACGATCTGAGTGAAGCCGCGAGCTGGTGTGTAAGTGACCGAAAGGCCAGCGTACTTACCAATTGCATAGTCACTTGGATTGTTGGTCACATAGGTCGTGAATGGAACCGCTTGCACCACTACTGGACCCAACACTAGACCAAATGCAATACCGCTATTCATCGTGCCTTGTGACACTTTTTGCAGCGTATTGATACCGGCTTGGTTGTAATACAAAGGATTAATTGGATTGTTCGACCCGTTAATAATCGCATTTGAAATGCTGATATTGACGTTAATTTGAACCCAATCTACCGAGTACCAGTAGGTGTAATCGTTGCCGTCACCATTAACACCCCAAAGGATCAAGGTGTTGCTAATGCCGCCTTCAGCTCCAGTACCAATGTAGTTGCAGTTCGCTGTACGAAGGGCTTGCTGCTGAGTTTGCGTACCGCTGAATGCAGTAACACCAACCACATAAGAAAACGCCATTGGCGTGACTTTATTGGTATTGGATGGGTTGTAATTCATGGCAACCCACAACATTGCTGCTGGTGACCATTCTGTTACAGGTGCATTCACATCTTGACACAGTGCAACAATTGATTTTGTACCAGTGAAATTGGTGTAGTTTCCTAACGATGCTTTTACCCAAAAGTAAACCATCGAAGTTGTAGCATCCCAATTTTTCGCAAATGGAACAAATGTCGAATCATTGGACATTTCCACTGGCAATGCGTAGGCATAAAACGCATTCATGTTGGCTTGCATATAAGTATTAAGCGCTGTAATTCCTTGTGCGCCTGTACCAGTTCCAAGTTCCAATACATAAATAGCATTTGACGTACCTTGAGCAAAGTAAGTCGTTGCCATTGCTACCAATTCTTGCGAATCTTCTAAAATAACCGTACCTTGTACCGTAGCCGATCCGGGGTTTGATGCCAGCGCGTAGGTAAAAGTGGTTGTTCCGGTTGATGTCGCATTGAATGTGCCGTTATATCCGCTTGGTGATACACCAGCAATAATAACGGGAACAATATCAGTAACAGGAATTCCATGTGCGGTTGCGGTCGTAACCGTCACTACACCAGTATTCCAAGTGATAGAGCTGATCGAAATCGTACCTTTGAGGATCGAAGTTAAATCAGCAAATTGAGTAAGCAAAGCCGTAGTTCCAGCAGCCAGCGTCGTCGAACCTTGGGACACAAGCGCCCCGGTTCTTTGAAGCTGACTAGGCGCTGGCGCTACGTTTTGCGTTACATTTACAGTAACGATTTGAGTTGTCATTATTGACTCCTTAATTACGAGTAGCTAACTGCGAGTGTCTGACCAGTGCCGGGAACAACGGTAATGCCGGTTTGGGTAGGCATATCTACAGTGAAAACACCAACGGTTTCAGGAATAACAAACAGTTGATTTGCTACCGCAGCTGCACCAGTTGTGATGCAATCATTAACCGAACCAACGGCGCTGCCAGCAACCAAAACGCTAACTTTTGCTACGCGACCAGCGACAGGTTTGATAACCGTCGCAGTGGTAATGTCCAAAACTGTTTTTGTACCGTTGCCGACGATAGCAACATTATTTACTATGGGGAATGACGTAATTGCCATGATGATTTCCTTCTATCTGTGTTTATGTAGGATAAGGTGCAACGGTAATGTTAATAAATGCTGATTCAATCAGCTTCCTCGCAATGTCGTTAACGGTTGTCTGATAGTAACTTACATCAAACGTGATCGATTTCTTCATTGCAATAATGCCAAATTCAGGCTGAGTCATTTTTTCATCCTGAACGATAGGCATATTCTGTACGCCAATATTATCCGTATTCAATGAATAATCAAAGACATATTGAGCGAAATTTAATGCTTCCTGATTACGAATGCCATAGATCGTAATTTTTACCTTGTCATGCGTGAGCTGATTCGGATTTGAATTTTTATCAAGCAATGGGAATGCCTGAATTGCGTATGTATCCGACGGTGAAATATCCACCGACGCATAAGGCGGAGCAATGTTTTGTCCCACCAAATAAGATGGATACATCGGAAAAAATTGGTTCAATGACAACCAAATCGGCAAACTATTCGAAACAATAGGGCTGGTTGTGTCAAAGCCGGTCATGGAATCGATTAATTGCGTATCCATGACTGAATACAAGGCATCGCCTCGATAATGGTACAAATCGGCTTGTTTGTAGAAATTCTCGCGCCGACTAAATGCAAATTTGATCCCATCGCTATTCGTAGCAACATAGATCAAATTGGGATTAATTAAATTGAAATCCTGAATCGGCTGCAATGACGTAAAAATCATGTGATTGTATGCAGTCGTTCTATCATCGAGCTGGTGCATTTCAGTCGCATAATGCAAGGAGCCTTGAGCAACCAGCTGCCGCGCCGGTAGAGAATCTCCGAATTGATCGAATTCTAAGCGGTTGAATTGAGCTGCGTTATAGAGCGCCGAATCCGTTAGTAATGCAGCATTTACCCAAAATACATAACCATCAAGCGGCAAAATCAATTTCACATACAAAGTGAATGTAATAGTTTGATTCAGCGATAGCGTATTAACGCCTTCAGCAAGGCCAGCTCCAAGCTGAGTTTTTGCCCCTGCGGTTTCAGCAACGCTTGCCATTAGTCAATCCACGCTTTCAAAGATTTTTCGAGTGTACCGGAATCAATAAATGAAGGGCGGCGCGGTCCATAACTACGCACTAATTGTTTGCCCTTTTTGCCAATCTTTTTCTTTCGAAGGGTTTTACCTTCCAGCGCGGCCTGAGTTGGTACGCCCGGAATGCCGAGCCTTTCAACCTCTTGCAAAGAAATAAAATCTCTCATTCTTTGGCTGATTTTATCTCCCGCCCCCGCGAAAGGATTGCTAGAAAATTGTCCGGTAGTCAGGTATGTTTCCATCGCTCCGGCAATATCATTGGCAATGGCATCCGCCATAAACTGTGCGTTGTTGTCAGCAAAAGCGGAAAATAGGCCGTATTTTTCCTCTAGGATAGTTCCCACCCCAAAAGTCGTGTTACCCAATGGTTCGGGTACATCGATTACGCCTAAGTGAATTTTCAAGTCAACCCCCACAAAGTGCCGATGGTTTGCATCCATGCCAGCGCTTGCCGACCATATGGGTCTTTGAGTCGTTGCAAATCGATCAAGCTCAAATTGCTTAATCCCTTGCCGACGGTTAATGATTCGCTAGTGCTTGAATCAGCTGCGCTGTTAATAACGCCAGCCACAAAAGAGTTAATACCATAGCTTGCCCTTGCCGACGCGAACCAAGTTTGTCCGGCATAATCTTGTTGGAATTGCAACAATTGACTGCCACCCCAATTGTAAACAGTCAGGGTGTAAATATCAGGCGACGCAGTACTGAAATCTAACGGGACTAAATCTAAAGCGATTTGAAATGCGTAAGCATAGCCGGGATCGTTATCCGCGAGCGCTACAGTGGGGATTCCCATCACCGCCCTTGACCAAGCGATAAAGCCAGTTAATGTCGGAGGGCTAGTGATCGGATCGCTCATAGTTTTACACTTTTAAGATTTGCGGGGTCGTCCGCGACGGGGTGCTATTCCTTCGCGTACCACTTCAATAGTCTGTTCGAATTTTACGTCAGAATCAGCGGCATTGCGCTTTTCTTCGATAACTTCTACTTCAAGGCCGGATTTTTGTTTCAAGCCCATTTGCTGCGCGGTATTGGCAAGGTGCTGATCCGCAGCAGCAGCAGTAATTTTTCGAGCCTCAAGCGCACGATCAATCATTTCCTGATCGCGAACGCTAATTCCAGCTTCGATATTTTCGACAGAAATCGGCTTATCCATTTGATACGCAATGCCACTAAAGCCCTTTTTGACTTTTTTAGCATCTTGGAAACCATACGGTTCGTGCTGTTTCAGAATGTGATCGATTTCTTCAGGTTGACCTTCAATAACGATTTGCGAACCAGCGCGAATCTTTTGCATGAAGGGACGGGGATTCTCTAACAAGCCGTATGTAAACTGGTGGTCTTGTTTAGAGCAGTTGGCAATATAGAGTTTCATGGTATTTCCCGATAAGGGTGGGCAGTGATGATGCGGCTTCCTTTTTTAAGGGAAACCCACTGCCCATTGAATCATTCCCCGGCATCACTCGGGGTTTGTCAATATACCGTCTTAATAGGCAGCGGACAAAATGTAAAGACCTTCAGGACGGATACCCCAGCCGGAAGTCGAACGCATCGTGTACAGGGTAGTAATACCACCGTCAGGAATTGGCGTAGGAATTTCGGTAGGTGCAGATACGTCAGTCAGCATCAAAGTAGTTGCAGTTTGATTTGGGGTCAAAGTTGCAAAAATGTTGGTGTTGATTTGAGCGTTAGCCTTAGGAATCTTCAATTCAGGAGCAACCAACAAGATAGCGTCAGTGCCACCAGCGCCTTGACCGATGAGAGTGTCGTCAGCTGCAAAGCTAACGTCATCACCACCTGCCCATTGAGCGACGGTTTCAACCAAACCAGCTGCGGTTTCAACACCAGCGCCGATACGTTGGAATTGGGTCAATGACACAACGCCGCTGTACGAAATTTGGCTGATAAAGCGTTGAGGAGCCAAGAATACCAAGCGCAGCGGTTGACCGATTTGCAATGTACTGACTTTCAACGAACCGATCATGTTCAGCAAATACTGAGCAAGCTGGCCCGAATCCCACTTGGAATAACCGACGTTACCATTGGTGTCAGCACCAAGGGTAGCAGTGGTTGCACCAGCAGTATTCAACAAGCCTTCGCCGTTGGCAGGGTTGTAGCCGTACAGCAGAGCATTACGCAGCTGCTGTGCGATACCTTGACGGGCAGCAAGGCGCATTGCTTGGGGTAAAGCATAACCCCATGCACCGGTAGCGGCTTCGTCAAAATTATCGTACTGAGCGCGGGTTTGCAAACGGTACGTTGCGGTTGAGATCATCGAAGGAATAACCGATGCGCTTGGCAATTGGTTAACTTGCGATTGGTTGGCTTGCACTTGAGTGGTCAGCTGGACCTTTTTCGCGTAAACGTAGAGATCAGCTTCGCCAATGCGAGGCATTGGGTTTTCAGTAGCAAGAGTCGTAAATGCGCCGGAAGCCAAGCTGTATTGCATAATCAGCTCGGGCATCATGTAGTGCGGGTTTACTGTAACAAATGACGGTGCGAAACCTGACATGATAGTTTCCTTATTAGATTAGGCACAAAGCCACTGGTTGATTGTAAACCCAGTTAGCAGTATTGGAGCCGCTGTTATACGACACCGTTTTATTGCCACTGGCGCTAACTTTCAGAATCTTCACTGGCAGTGCAGCCTGACCCGATGGTTGGGTCGTGGTCAACACGTTTGTGCTGTAGTTGTAGTACACCGTTGACGATGACAGGTTGCCATCCAGTGCAACAACGCTTGAATCACAAGCGAGAGGAATACGAGCGCCACTTCCAAAACGGTAGTAGTTAACCGACATACCGGGTGAATACAAAGGAGCAGTTGACTGAGGAGTCGTAATGCCACCGTATGCTTGGTTGAATACGCAAATACCCGATGGTACGGCTGAAGTCGTAGCTTGCAGAATCGTAGAACCGAGGGTATCCGTACCGGGTTGTGCAGCCGCGCCGGGAATAAATTCCTGAATTGGCACACCGCCCCATAGTGGGCTAGTAGCTGAAGTTGAAAGTACGCCACCAGCCAAAGCAAATTTGACCGCGGGATCGTCTTGTGCATCACCTTGGGTATAACCAGCGCTGTTGGTGTTAAATAGACCAGCAGCGTTGGTCGTAGCCATAGGGTTGATCGAGATTAATGCTGACATGATCTATTTCCTTATCGCTTGTTGTTGTTCAAATTGAATTCTTTGACGCGCATGGAAGGCACTTTAAATGCGTCCATCCAGCCAAAGCCACCCTTGAATTTCGTAATCACACGACCAGCGCGATCACGCTCATGGATTTCAATTTCCTGATCTGCTGCATAGGTCAGTGGTGACTTAGCGGCAGCTTGTGCGTCAGCAAAAATCTGCTTCTCAGCAAGCGACAACAATTTTGCATCTTTGATAGCTGCAAGGTTGATGTCCTTATATGCGTCGGAGTAGGCTTGCAAGCCGCGCAATAGGCGTTTACGGTATGACAACAAACTTTCGCCCTTCAAAGGACGGGAAGCTGATTTGCCAAACGATGCCATTACGCTGTCAGCTTTAGCTTGAGCGTCGGCATATTTAGCTTCTTCTTCGTCGGCCTTCATAGCTTCTTCTTCATCATCGCACATTGCATCATCATCAGGCTTCATTTCGCCAGCTGGACCATGCTCTTTAGGATCAGAGCCTTCAGCGTCGTCTTTACGCTTTTTGGCATCTTTACGATGTTTCATGTCGTCGTCTTTACGATCATCTTCATCGTCATCGTCGCACATGGCATCATCGTCGTCGTCTTTGCGTTTTTTGTCCATCTTACGCATCATTTCGCGTTTAGCTTCAGATTCGGATTCTTCTTCCTCATCATCGTCCTTACGCATACGATCATCATCATCTTTTTTGGCCTTTTTCTTGTCAGCAGCTGTGACCAGTGGGGGCGCGGGTAAAGTTTTCTCCATTTCGTCAACGCGAGCAATAACATTGCCCAACATTGATAGAATGGCATCGAGTTTATCGCCTTGGGCATCTGCCTTCGGCGCGGTAGTATTGTCTGACATAGCAGATACCTCAGGGTTAGTTAGTAAAACTCCGGCTGGATCGCCACCTTTGTCCCAAACCCCTTTAGAGCCACGAGCTTTCGTAACGATTGCTATATGGTCCAAAAGGAAGGGTACACCTTCAATCAGAAGCGGTTCTCCGTTTTCTGTCGTTAGTGTAGTATTTCCGGCAGTATTGTCAAATACCACCGATGGTGAAGTGCTAATTTCTCCTTCACAAATCTCGTCAATAGAGCTTTGATCGTAAATCTTAGCAATTCCCCATACTTCATCGCCCTTGATGTACGGTAGCATCACCGTCCCGACAGCTCGGTCTTTGAATTCTTTAGATGTTAATACGGCTGATTCAGGATGGTCCATAATGACAACCAAACCTTGACAGCGTTTTAAAAAATCGTCGTTTAAATATAACGATGGATCGCGCCAAACGTGTTCGCCAATGCTTGAACGATAAGCCAATCCGGTCCCGGTAATGCGGATCGATAGCAGCATCACATTGGCGTACATTTGTGGACTAGGCAATACGCCTTCGCGCATCAACTCCGCCATATCAAATTCTGTTTTTGCCATCGCTACACGAAAGGCCACATCAAGGCCGGGGTGCAATGGCATGGGAGGATTTTTAGGATCGCACCAATCGTAACCACTCGATTCGTAATTCAGTTTGACATCGCCCTTATTTACGTCGCGAGCGATATATGTGCAGAATTGACCATCATCGTGCAATACTTCGAGCTTGCCTTCGTACTTCAGGCCGGTTTCCTCCTCGCATTCGCGCCTAGCGCATTCTTCGAGGGTTTCATCATGTTTTTGATGACCACCGGGGACGCACCAAGTACCGGGGAAATCACCGCCACCCATTCCACGACGGATTAACAAGGTTTCGCCTTCGGATGTCATAAACATAATCCCGGACGAGCGACCCATTGGACCATCGTGCATAATCGGATCGACAGCAAGCGGAGCAGCTGCTACTGGATCGGCGGCATCAGGCACACAGTTTGGCACTTGTTTGCCGTCTTTTTCTTTCATACCCAATTGCTTATATCCCTGCCAGCAAGGATCGTCATCAGGTATAGCGGACGCGTATTCTAAAATGCTGTCGCAGATTTTGGACAAATCATCTTTCAAATCGTCATCACATTTCCATTTTCTAAGCGCTTTATTGATTCTCGAATCAGGATCGTGCGCCGTTTTGGATGACGTTAATTTTGCTTTCATACCCTTCATGCGAGCGCAGAACGATGCCTTGCGTGATCCGCCTTCGGGTTGGGGCGCTTTTAAATGTGCGCCATGCGTTTTGTTATACGATTCGCGGCCTTTTTCATTTAAGCCGCCATTTTTGTTTTTGCCTTCTTTGGTTTGCCATGCCTCGGAATCATCCTCAAAGCGCGGAACAGTTTCGCTCTCATCGTCTTTGAGTTCACTTAAATGTTGAAAAATTTCGGCAAGTTCGTTTGACAAACCTTTTAATTCGTTGCGCTTATCACCAGCGCGAACCATTACGTCGGAATCTTCGTTTTTATTTTTTTCGGTAGGCAAAGCAAGCAATGATGGGGCTTTCATCGTATCTTTACTATGCTTAATGAATTTTTTTGCGGCGGCTTTCGGAATGCCGATGTTGCTCTTGCCGGTAGCGGCGGCGTACATGGCTTTGCGTTGTTTTTCCGAAGCGAATGGCATATCTATGCGGCCTTAGACATTTTTGCAGATTCTAACGCAATTTTGCCTTTATCTGTCAACAAATCTTTCATGTCGCGCAAGTTGTAAATGTATGAGTAATTGCACCGACAAAACACTTCCTCGCCGGGTTGCGTGATTTGATCGGTATATCCGTTTTTGGGATCGAGATAACCGGCCTTGTCCGCCCAGCTGCCGCGCACGACGTATATTTTTTCGTCGCGCTCTTTATGGTCTTTGCGATAGTCGTAATTGATTTGTCGCCAATGTGAATGCCAGCGACCACCAATCGCGCCATTGTCCATAGCTACGATTTCGTTAATGTTAGAGATCAATTTGTGCGTTTGGTCAATAATGACCCGACGCTGTTCAAATGTCACATTGCCAAGTGATTTTTTGATCTTTTGTTTTTCTTTGACCCGGTTAACAATGTCCGTTCCGCCCGGTGGGATTGATGTGGCCCAGCCTTCAAAACGTCGTAGCAGATTGCTAATTGATTCTTGACGATTGTATTTAATCAGATTGGCGCTTGCCATGATGCGTCGATCAAGTTCAGCACGAAGGGTTGGTTTTAGCTTTTCGATGCTGTAGCGTGAAACGTGCTTATTAACTAAACCGCCTTTTGTTACCAGCCGGGTAAATGCAGCGCCTAGCGATTTTTCCATCGCTATTTGCATTTGATGCTCGGGGATCATTTGTGCAAGAGCTGCCTCTTTCAACAACCGCACCCAACGCTCGACACGAGTTTGCGAATCAAACCCATATTCAATGAATTCATTTACCGCAGCTGTAAGTACTTCGAAAAATGTCATGTTGGAAGTGGATCAACAATATTGCCGTTGTCATCATAGCCATTTTCATGGTTAATTTCTTTTCTCTCTGCCTCTGCTTTTTCCCATTCTTCCTCAGTACCAGCATCAACCAATTCTATAAATGGGGGGCGATTGAATTCGTCAATGAAAATTTCCATTTCATCCTCAGTCAAACCAACAACGTCAGAGGGAGGGACATTTTCACGATTTCTAATTCTTTTAACTAGCTTTACCAAATTTTCGCTCATATTCGTCCTTTATGATTGTTCCAACTTTTTTAGCTAATTCTCTCGGCGTAGGATTGTTTTTATATTCGGCCCATGCTTCAGCAATAAATTCCTGAATATTTGTTGTTGCATATTTCGATAGCTCTCTTGTCATCAAACTACCATTTTTCCTTATATATTCAGCTTTTTCTTCCCTACTCATGTTTTTTGTTTCTTCGGTTTCACGCGAACGAATTTCACGAGCTAGATTATTTATGTTTGGGTTATTTCTTAAATCCAATAAATAATCTAATTGATGACCGTATTCATGGTCATATATCGATTTTATGGTGTCGCAACCGACCGGATGCCATTTTGTTTCAACGCTACGTTTAAGGTCTTTTTCCAAAGATTCCAAATCTTTACCGGAATGCTTTTCATTAAAGAAAACACCAGCTAAATCGCCTTGAGATGCCGCATAAGCCCAAGTATTACTAGCAATTCGTTCTTTTTTCGTATGTTTTTCAGATAATTGCTGAAGTTGTTCTTCAGTTTTATCAGGATAGAATTTCCTATAATACTCTTTGTTTTTAGCAACTTTGATTGCATGATTCATTGCAACCCGTTGTTGAATTGACCCGATAGCCTTTTGCCTACTTCTCAATTCAGGGAATTCTGTCAAATGATCGGAAAGACTTGAAAGCGCCTCATTGGTAATTTTTACGTTTAATTTTCCGAATATTGCATTGTCAACATAATTGTTTTCTACAGCAAATTTTTCAGCTTCTTTATTGGTGTGCTGTGGAACGTAAGTATTGAATTTCTTTTGATTTGCGCCTTCGTGACTTTGTTGACCAGTGACACCCTGCAATGAAGCTGATTGCTTGAGTTGTGCGCTTTCCTTATTTTTCTTTGCCGATTCGGGATTGTGATAAAAACTTAGTGTCAATCCTTTACCTTCATTGTAAAAGTCAGGATCAATAGGATGTCCCATTGCACCCGTAAATTCATTATCAATCATCCATTGTTTGATAAATTTTTGTTCTTCTCGTGAAAATTTTGACTCATAACTTGGAACGGAAACTCTGACACTCAAGTTTTTTTTGTCAAAAATTACGCTGGCTTTGATTCCCTTATCTTTTAATACATTCTTAAATTGTTCTTTTAAATCTCTTACTTTGGCTGTGTAAGTGCCTTCAACATGGCCTTCTTTACCAGTTTCCTTGGCTTGATGTGGTGGAGCTGGTGGGTATTGGGGTATTGGAGGACCATGTTTTTCAACATTCTTAGATTTGGTTTTTACGTCTTTTAAATGTGCGCCGTTCAATTTGCCGCCAGCGCCAGCCATTACCTTACCTTCTCCGTTAATTAAAACGTGCTGACCATCTCCGTCGCCGCCATTCAGAGTAATCCAGTGTTCACCATCATCATTTTTGACAAATTGATACTGATCCGATTTCACCATAAACCGGAATAAATCTAAATGACCGTCGGGAATTTCAATAATGCGCTGAGTATTGACGTTTTTAAATTTCATAACGATCACGCAAGTTTAGGCAAGTCCGTCAATTCAGTTTCGGGTATTTCGTATTCAGCAATGTCCTCGCAATCCATTTCCAATGAGCTTTGAAACATATTCTCCATCTCGTTTAGATTGTCCTGCGCCCATTGAATTAATCGCCCTCGGTTTTGTGGATCGATTACTGGCAGCATGGTCCTAAGTATTTCGGTCACGCCTTTGAGCTTAATTTCATCGACCTTGACCTTTTCGGATTCCGGTTCTTCCATGAGAGAAGGCCATTCAGCGCGGAAATGCTTTTGCCAATCGTAGAATGCCTGTTCGTAGGTTTTCTTGCCGTAAACCTCGGGATATTCGTTTTGTACCGCCTCG